CTCCCCACAGGTACGCCATTTTCCCGAAAAAGCCGATAGACATATCTCCGGCACTATTGTCCCTATAGCAGGTGACTACCATCAGATCGACACGCTGAATGGATGCTAAATCACCTTTGTTTATTTCTATCCAAAAGCGATTCCCGTCTTGGGCCGCCTTGACGATTTTTTTCAATCCCTCTTCACCGCCTATGGTCGTGCTGATCTCATCGCTGGTGGAGGAACTTTGTAACGCAAAAAATTCTACGGGAAGCTTATAACCGTAGGTATGAACGATCTTCACTTCCGGATTAGAAGAGACTTTTACATATATCAAGTTTGTACCTTCATTTGTTGTTGTGGGAACAGCGTATGATATCCAAGATTGAATAATAAAGTTAAGAGAGGACACAGGGATTTTGCCAACCACACCATAACTTTCGATGAAGATTTTTTTCCTTTATTTATTGCGTCGGAAATCTTTTTCACACCTTCACTCCCTCCAAGTTTGCTCAAGATATTCTCCTTTGATTCTGTGCTTGTGATCGTGGCAAGATCGTAAGGTAGATAATACTCATCGTCCCCGCTTTCCGTAACCTTGCAAGAAAAGGCATATGTATTCGTTTCATCTATTGTACCCGTCATTATTGTGGTGCGAAGTTTTCCTGGGTTGTGGATATAAGATAGTTCTAAGGTAGCTGTCGTTTTCGTGCCCTCTTCTATATAACTACCGTTTACGAGACATGATTTATTACCGATAAAAATTTGATCATTGGTATTTATGGATTGATCGTCACCATAAGCTAATCCATGTGCGATAAGAACATACATTAACCCCTCATCACTCGATACGTCAATGTCTGAAAAATTTACTTTTTTAAACTCTGCTTTAATATCATCTGCGGTAGATGTTTCCGTAAGATTCTCGAACGTATGACTGAAAGAAACTATAATTTTTACTTGCTCTAGTTTTTTCTTATCGCTCTCTGACATCACCTCTTTTCCCCATACGGCTGTACCATCGGAACCCCAACGAAGTATATTGCCTGACGTTCCTCCTGCTGGGATATGTTTATTACCTGATGTCGTAGGGTGAATGTATTTGTTTGCACCTGTAGCTATACTATCTAACTTATTTTTATCCGAGACTGTCATTAGTCCAGGTTTAGAGTAGCTTGCTCCATTAATATAAGATGAACCGCTAGTGCTCCCTCCAGTACTAGGGGATATTCGATGCGTAGAAAATTTAATCCTATCCTCTTCATATTCTATTAGGGGTGGTTCGTCTACGATCTATTCAATTCTTGATAGTTTATTTTTTTCGGTTGTAGTATAATCATTAGCGCTTAATCCTTTTCCGGGTACCTTATCGACCTTGTTCCCCAACGCTGTATTTATAACCTTGTTTTGTACGGGATTCGTACTTGTCGAGCTTAATGAGCTATCAATGGTTATCGAAGACGGGATCTCGGGTAATTGGGATAACGGGACCTTTCCGTTCACAAGATCCGCTTTTGTGGTTAACGCATTATCAACATAAGCCTTTGTTACATCTACTGTTGGAATGGTTGGCTTGTTAAGGATTTGTGACTTACCAGATGTTGCATTTCAGTCGGGGTTGACGTTGGCTTCTGCGTTAGGAGCTATATCTCTAAGTTTGTTTTTCTCAGCCGTGGTATAATCCTCAGTACTTAACCCTTTTCCCGCTACCTTGTCAACCTTGTGTTCTAAGGCTGCATTTATAACCTTATTTTGTACAGGATTTAAGCTAGTCGAGCTTAGCTCACTGTCAATGGTTATCTGAGATGGAATCTCTGGCAACTGGGATAATGGAACCTTGCCGCTGATAAGGTCAGCTTTCTTTAATAGGCTGTCATCTACATATTTCTTGTTTACATCAACTACAGGGATAGTGGGTTTGTTGATGATCATTGATTTTCCAAATGTAGCATCCCAGTCAGGATTTACATTAACCTCTGCTCCTTCTTGGATACCGCTTAGCTTATTTTTCTCTTCCGTGGTATAATCGTTAGAGCTGAGCTGTTTTCCTGGCACTTTCGCTACGTACTTGATGTCGTTTTGCTCGGTTGTGCTGTATTTTGACAAATCAACGGATGTATTTCCGATCAGCTCAAATTTTCCATTTACCCAAATATATTCATCATGGATATTCTTATCTTTTCCATCACCTTTAGGAACAAGATAGATAATTCCCTTTACACCAGAACTAGGTAAGGTTTGTACGATCGATGTATCAAATCCTACTATACAACCGATTTGCTCGTTCGTATATTGCTTGGATTCTTCAAGGGTTGATTTTATTTGTTGCTTGATCTCAGAATCGTCATAAATCGTATCGGTAAACTTAGCGTTGGCAGGAACATTAGATTCTACGGTATGCCCATTGACTGTTTCCGCATTTCCTCCATCTGCGGGTATTGATGTAGGGAAATCCACGATTTGTGCCTTTGTATGACTATGTTCCTTGGGTTCAAACTTGTCGGGTTTATTTTTTATGTAATCCTTGGCTCCCTTATCCGCTTGTTCCCAATTAGCCTGGATATGAGCCATAGAGTTAAGAAATTCCTCCTCGGTTCCCTGGTTTCCTTGTTCAAGCCAGGCTTGGTACGTGGATTTTACCATTAATGTCCAATTAACGCCCTCTTTTGGCTCATTGCCGATGTTTCCGTTCTTCAAGCTTGCCCAAGAACTTCCGTTGTATGATATAATATCTTTTATCTCATAGTTTGTCGCTTTGTTCCATGCGCCTTTATTGACGAATGTGATTTTGCCTAAATCTACTATTGCCATATTTTTGATTATTTGATATTTACGATTAGATGACCATTGTCATCGATCGTCATGTTTTTTATTAAATAGTTACATGTATTGATTGCCAAGAACTCCTTTTGATCTTGTGTTAGTTTGTCAAAATTGATCTTTATCGATTCTGATGGCACGATAACCTTGAAGGCACTGTCTGGTTCCCTATTATATTTCATCTCGATTCCCTTCTCGGTACTTCTTAATATAGGGTAGTCACCACTTACGACCCCGCAATCGAACGTGAGTCCGCTTGAGAACGTGATAATGAGATGCTGGTTCTCCACTATGACATTGGTTATACTGTTGTAGATCTTCGCCTCGTCAATGAACTCGTCGGTATGTCTTATTATTTCGTTTGACTTTTCGTTTGCCTCAAGGTTTCGAACACTAACGAGCCTAGCGCTCATAGGTTGAACAGATACAGGCTTTATGGTGTACCAGTTTTCTTTATTTGTGGTATTGGGTGCCTTATTTATTGAATACCAGCTGCTTGATTGTTTCGTCTTTTTGTTCATTTCCCTAGTTTTAAATACACAACAATATCCTTGTATGCTCTTATCCCGTTAGAGGTCTCAACAGCCACTTTTACCATCCCCGGTTGTATTCCGGTAACAACCCCATTCGTGTTAACGGTAGCTATTGAGTCATTAAGGGACTCATATGTTATCTTTTTATCAGTGGTATTGTCTGGGAAGAAAACCACTGATAGTACCATCTGCTCGCCTACGGCCAACCTATTGTTGTTCGGCATTATCTGGATAGACTTTGCGTTGACAATAAGATCGTTGAATGTTGATGATTCGTCATATGTGGGCCTTTCCACGTTAGGTTTGTCGTTAGGTACATCGTCATGGTTGGTGAACGGAGGGGTAATAACTTTCTTCTTGATCCAATCCGCATATTTATAACTCGATGTTATTTTAAAATATATCTCGTAATCAAGCCAGTAAGCTTGAAGCATATTGGTGGATTGTGGCGTGTCAAAATACATTAGGTTACATCGTTCCTGAAGAGCTTCCTCTACTTTTTTCGCATCCTGAATGGCCTTGTTTAGTCTTTCCGCTATATAAAATGGGTAAGTTTCCCAATTCACATGTTGGTTATCCAGTTTGTTAAGGATAAATCTTATGCGAATGATACCACGACCTTCCCCGATACGTTGCTGGGCCACCAAAAAATGAACGTTCGTGAATCTTACAAAACAAGCGGGGAAAGCTGTCTCGTACTCGGTATTTACCTTACTCATGACCCTCTCGAACTGACCGGTATCTATCGCCACGGTTTTGAATAGGGGAGGGCTGTCATCGTTATTTTCTTCCTCCTTGACAGTTAGTATGGCTCTTTTTATGGCCTGAAAAACATCGCCTAACGTATTCGTGTTGTCCGTAGGATCTATGGGGTCTTGAGTATCATCTGTATCTTCTGCGATTTGTCTATTTGATATATATCGTTTGATCATATGATGCTTTTTAAAAGATTATATAATATGGTTTATACTTTAAGCTCGATCAATGGGGAATCGCCTATAAATTGACGTTGTATATTAGGTGGATAGGTATCGTCCGGTGCGTTATGAAAAGCTGCGTAACTCTTGCTTCCGCTCTTACGCCTTCCTACCGGGAACTTAGTCTCATCTGTATATATTTGCAACCCCGATCCCTCAAGAAGGCTATATGTGATAGATTCTTTGAGGGTTCCTGTCTCATTCAATATCGGATGCGGATAATCTCGTTTCCGGTTTCTCCAATATCTTCCTGTCCCGGGGATTTTTTTCAAGTCAAACGATTTTTTAAATTCCCTGACATAAGTTTCCCCTATCTCAATCTTTGTTTTGTAATAGTTGGCGGCGAACTTGCTGGGTGCTAACTTCCATTGATTTAACGTGTCTTGGAAGGTAATGTCGGCACTTTCACTCATACGATATTATATTTGGATTTAATATTGGATGATATGGTCTTCATAGGCTGTATAAACCTCTTGTCTACCGTAAAATAAGGATGGTCTTCACCAAATATGGGACCACCTTTCGCTAGGCTTCGCTTGAATATAGGATTTACGGCGTTACCTATCAAGGAATCGATATCCTGAATATCCATGTAATTAGGTCTAGTGAAGGACTCTACAAGGTAACACCTACATCGCCAATCAATAGGAGGGATCGACCATTCGGGAAAACAGGATTTCGGAAAACTCAACCCCTCCAGGGCACGATGGGAATCACGTACACGCTCATCCCCTTGTGTCATATACATTAAGGTTGTCTCCTCTGGCAGGTTCACCCACCACGCCGCTATGGATGAGGCATAGTCTATATCCCTGTTCTCCGTTGTAGCGTATATATTATTGTATAGGTGGAAAATCCTCTCAGGGTCATCATCGTCATTTTGTTCTTCCATGTCCATGTACATTTGTGTCTCCTCTGCGGTAGCGAAATCGACAAGATTGTCTAAAGCGGCAACAAGAGCCTTTCTTTTTTCGATCTCAAAAGGGGTCAAGTATGACTCATCATGATTCCTCACTATATCTAACGCCTCGTTAAGGTCTATGCCAAATCTCCTTACGCAATGCCCGAAAGCGAACATGACCCTAGCTTCAACGATCTCTTGAAATTCCTCAAGATCTATGGTTTGGTTATCGAATTTATCTAACAATTGTTCGAATAGAAATAATAAATACTCGTATTCCTTATCTGTCCTATCATCGACTTTAGTCTCATCAAATATCTCGTCTTCCATTCATGACCTCCCGTAAATAGTTCGCTACACTACCGCTACTTCTTCTCCTATAACGTCTTCTGGGCGTGGGGGCGACAATCCCCGTTGATCCACCTGAAACTACGTTATCCTTGCCGTCGACCTTACCATCATCATTTATATCATTCCATCCAGCGGGATTATTAAATTGTTTCTTTACAACAACACCAAATTCCTTGGCGATCTCTTCTGGCTCTATCTCATACTTATCCGAGAGAAAATCATAGAGATCTATCTTGCTATCAACGCTCATCTCCAACCCTCCGGAATATTTAAACTCCAACCCGTCATCTATATATCCCATAGCTACTAGTCGTGGGATAATCTCCTCGTTCATGGCGTTCTCGATATATTCCCGGTAAACCTTGATGCGATCTCGGAAAATATCTTGATGGGCTTTTGTTGACCCAACATAGGATTGTGTCGCCCCAGCCATAGACTCAGAACCTAGTATTAAATTTGAAACCTCGGCGTTGACCAGCTCGATAAGGCTCGTATAAATCTTCTCGCTATTGGACATGGTAAACGCTTTGACATCGATATCGTCTTCAATCCGGTTACGATGACACGATTGGTGGCGGCTGAGGCGATATCGTTGGCTAGCCTATTTCGATCTCCAAGATTCTCACTCTCTGATTTACCATGGATAATAGGTTGTCCATATGTATGGCTAAAATTTATATAGTTAGCCAACGTGAATTTCTTGGCGAGAATCAATGGGGTAGTGGCAGAGAACAAGCCTAGATCACCAGAGTTTATAAGGATATAATTCTTCTTATATTTAGGAGCCTCAAGATCCCAATTAGGAAGCCATATGCCTTGACGTTTCAATACGGTCTTTTGTTCAGGCAATACATTGCGGCGTTCGATGAGATTTACGTCATTCAATTTACCCGTAATAGGATCGGTTGTAGGGTTAATCTCAATCAGTGTATAACCGTACAATTTAGATTCGGCAATACCCTTGATGATCTTGATGAATTGACTCCCTTGTATTTTCTTCGTAGCTTCTACATCACGGACATATTGACCATTGGCGTTTTGCCTTGCCTGCATATACCTTTCCCCAATAATTTGGGATTCCAACGTCTCTAACCTACATTATTCATAGTG